GTGCGGGCCGATGTTCTCGAGCTTGGCGTTGAAGTTCTTGATGAGCAGGATGAACCCGAGGTCAGCATTCTGGAGCTTGTACTGGTAGCCCGAGTCCCGCCCTACCCGACCGGCATGCCAGAACTCCCCGGCGAACTCGACCATGACGCCCGGTTTCTCGAACAGCGCCATGATTTCCGGGCGGATCAGTCCGCGGTACAGCTGGCGGACCGTATCGACGCCGCAACGCAGCATACGAACGCCCGACAGGTCAGTCAGCTTGGCCGAATGGCTATCGAAGAACAGTCGCCCGGTTGGGGTTTCCTGAAAGTTCTGATCAACACGAATTTGATCTTTAACGCTCATCTTCTTCTGCTCCAAATTGCAACGAATTGACACTGTTCAGTTGGGTTTATCTGACGTGTTACAGGGACGTCAGCGGGCCGCCGCCGCGCCGACGCCGGCGCCCGATGCGCTACGCTGGCGACCGCCGGCGTCTGGCTCGCGGCGCGTAGAGCTAAGCGACGCCACAGGATCAATCACGCTGGTAACCGCTCCACGGCCCGTCCAGGGCGTGATGCGTTCGCCGTCGATGTCGCAGTACATATCCATCTGTCCGGCGAAGAAGCGGCACTCCCCGAGCGGTACAACGCGGGTGAGCCCACTGTTCGAGACGAGGACGACGCGGGCGGTCTTACTGACTGGCTTGGCGTTTCCGGTGTTCTGCCAGTAGATCCCGTCCGACTCCGGCTCCTGGGGTGCAGGTGGTCGCCATGAGCCCACCGGGGCCATGACGTAGCCGCCTACGCGCCATGTCATCGACATGACCGGCCCTTCGGGTTTGCTGTACACGGCGGTAGCGGCGCGGGAGGTGCGCGACGGTGCTTGCTTGGGTTCAGGCGCTACCACTGGTGCCGGCTCAGGTGACTTGGGTACTACCGGCGTGCTGAAGAAGGAGCGCACGCCCATGACGCCGAAGACACCGCACACGGTGACGATGCCGATCAGCCCCCACAGGCCCCAGGAGCGCAACAGCGAGGCGCGCCCATCGGCCTTGGATTCATCACCCACATCACCCGTGGCCGATTGCGTGGCCGACTTGTAGTAGCACCACACGGTGGGCTTGAAGGTCCCGGCGGTCTGGCGCAGGAGAGCGGTTTTCGGTGGCCGCTGGCCCTTGGCGGCGCCCCGGTAGATATCGACCCGGTAGTACTTCTTGGACTTCTTGACGATGCGGTAGGTGGTTTCGACCAGCAGGGTGACCCAAGTGGCGATCTGCTCCAGATCCTGAGTAACCAGCACCACGCGCATGGACTGGCCCTTTTCATCGACCCGGTGACGGTGTTCGGCGAGTAAGGCTTTGTCTTCGAGTGCAGCCGCGTTGGTCTTCTGCCCCTTCGGCCAGCGGCGCCAGAGTTCGTCGAGAACCAGCACGCAGCCGTTGGGGGCCAGCTCGGAAAGATCGCGGCGCTCGAACCAGTCTGCCGGTAGCTGGGCGATGGTGCCGCCGAACTCGGCCAGCAACGCATCGACCTCAAGCGGGATATTGGTCACCACATGCCGGCCCTGTTTCAGGCTGGGGATGATGACGTGCTCAACGACTCCGTAGGTTTTGCCATGGCCGGGCATGCCGGTGTATGCGTCGATGGCCATAGGTCACCCGATGATCGGCAGACGGCGGATGACGAAGCGGATCAGGTAGGCGAGCAGCACCGTGGTGACGCCGAAGTCCAGCCGGAACATGGAGGCGAAGAACTGCACCTCTGACGGGATCGACTGCATAGCGCCGCCGGCCTGGTAGAAGAAGTCCGGCACCGGAATGGCATTGAAGAACGAGACGATGCCTTCGGACAGTTGGAAGAAGATCCACTGCGGCAGGGTTTCGATGAAGTCGATAACCGAGTCGAAGGCATCCTGCAGCCATTTGAATATCTGGGCGGGGAACGCCCATACCCAATCAATGAAACGACCTAGCTTCTCAAGCATGGCGGCACCTCACGAGGACAGGACGATACGAACGCCCAGCAGGCACCAAACGGCCAGCATGAGCGCAGAGAAGATTCCGGAGATCTCGCCCCACAGGGCGCAGTGACCATCGAAGGTGATCGGCTTGCCGAACAGGGTCACCGTTCCAGACGGGCAGGCACCGGAGCCGGACGGAAAGGAAATGGCATCGACCGCGCTACCCAGGGGCGAATTGCGGATGCCATCGAAAACGCGGGACAGGGATTCGTCGAAACCCGGCACTTTGTCGGCGCCGTCGAAGTAGGTCGGTGCGACGAACGAGCAGTCACCGCCATCGCAGAAACCGGGACCGGAGCCTTCGCCTTCTTCGTCCTCACCTTCGCCGTCACCAGTACCGGTGCCACCATCGCCACCGCCCGAGCTGCCGCCGTCACCGTCACCGCCATCACCTGAGCCGTCGCCATCGCCCGAGCCGCCATCGGAACCGCCGTCGCCGGACCCACCATCACCCGAGCCATCGTCGGGGTCAGTGGGATCGGTTGGGTCCGTTGGGTCCGTTGGGTCGGTCGGGTCCGGATCAGGATCTGGCGGGGTATCCGGGGAGCAGAATGTGCCGTTGTAGGTGTAGCCCTCGGGGCACTTGTCGCCATCCTCGGGTGGCGGTGTGTCATCCGGATCCTGGGTATCGCCCTCGGACGGGTTGCCGGGCGTTTGCAGCGTGCTTTCGTTGCACTCGATGCCGTTGCCGGTATAGGCGTAAACGCCGAACACACCAGGCGGGTTGCCGCTGGTGTAGACGTAGACGTTGGAGGCGGCGGTGTAGGTGAAGGCGTACTGGCAACCGTTACCGCAGACCGAGCCCGGAGGGTCAATGGTCGGCTGGCCCACAGCGGCCTTCATCAGATGTTCGTGGCTGACGGTCTGGCCGTTGGTGGCTTCGCATTGCTTGGGCTGAGGAATATCGACACACCGACCGGCGTCCCAATCCCATTGCTGGGCATTGGTGCAGCTGATGGCATAGCGGAGCGTTTGAAAAAGAACAGGGCCGTTGTACTGATGGCAGTTGTATCGCGTGTCATCGACCTTGCTGACGTAGCTGACGTTGGTATTTGCCGCCTTGCACGATTCAAGCGGCGTTGGCTTGGGTATGCCGCCTGAGTAGTTGGCCCGCCAGAAGAACTCCTCTGCTGCCGCTGTTTGCATGGACAGGAACGAGCAGAACAGCAGCAACAAGCTGCATATGCGACCTTGAGCCTTCATCCCTACCACCTCGAAAAGATCGCGTAAGCGCAGGCCGATCCGATGCAGAAGAAGGCGAACTCCCAGAGCGCTTGCATGGCTACCTCGCTAAGAGAAAGGCCGGCACTAGGCCGGCCCGGGTTGCTGGTGAGCGTTACGAACGCAGGAAGCCGAGGACGACGCGGGCACCCTTGATGCCGGCATAAACCGCTGCCAGCAGGGCTGCGACGGCGAGGACGCCGGTTGCGATGGTGGAGAAGTCCACATCGGCGGTCAGGGTGCTGTAGTCCCAGCCGGCGGCGTGGGAGGCAGAAGCCGCGATGGCGAAGGGAACGGCCAAGGCCAGATCGCGGGAGACGCGTTTGATGTTGTGCATGGTGGTCACTCCAAATGGGTTTTCAGGCGTGCTTGAGGAAGTCGAGAACGGCCTTACAGCCGATGCCGATCAACAGCACAGTGGTTACGAGCGTGAATCCGATCCCGAACACCTGGGCCAATACGGCGGGGTCCAGTTGGCTCGGGTCGAACTGTTCTGGAAGCTGGACCAAGACCCAGCCGCCGGAACACAGGGGCGCTCCGCCTGCATCAACCGAGACGGTGCCGTCGCAGGTGAGCGCGTAAGTCATTCGCCGGCCTGCTCGAGGTCGGCGGTTTGTTCGGAGGGTTCGCAGTCAGGGCAGACGGCGAAGTGGGGCGGCAGGCTGAGGTCGGGCAGCAGGTCGCTTTGCGGCGCGGGCAGCGCCATGAGCTTGCCCATGTCGTTTCCGCAGCAGTCGCAATACACCCGGTCATCGATCAGCATGGCCGCCCCTCCCGGTTAGTTGGCCTTGGCCGGGTCGCCGGCTTTGGCCTGGGGTTGAGCTGGGGTACGCGGGGTTTCGGCAGCGGCGCGGGTCTGGACGGCTTCGAGCTGGAGCGCCAGATTCTTGCCCTTGTTCTGCCCGCCACGGGCAATCTCGAAGTGGATGCGCACCAGTTGCAGCGGCTCGAACTTGGCGCCGGCTGCGAAGATCTCGTCGGCTACTTCGTCCGCTGCTGCCATGCCGATGATCGACAGGCCGTGTTCGGTCTTGCCGTCCGGCTCATCGCCGTAGAAGACCTTGATGTACTTCTGGCCGGCTTCACCGTCGAAGCGTTGAGTGCCGAGAAATGCAACTTCCATAGTCGAACGTGCCATTTTTGTTTCCTCTCTCTAGTTGCGCTTTATTGCGCTGCTTTGCTTTCTGCAGGCCGAGCGATCCCGAACGAGTGAAAAAGCAATTTCACTGCGACCGGCTTGTTACTTGGCTTGCGGGTTATCTATAACTGTATTTAAACGCTCTTGGAACAACTATTTATCAAGTATTAAAACATTCAATACTTCATTTCTTAATGAGACGAATAGTGCTGAATTGACACTTTCCACTTGAGCAAACATTAATTTAATTAATCATCCGCAACACTGTTTAACACCAAGGGCTTTGCCCTTGTCATCCCACTCTTGCCGCCGAGGGCTCGGGAGCGCGGGAGGGAAAAGCGCTCCCGCACTCACGAGCGGAGGCTGTCTCGGTTCGTGCAGGGTCAAGGGTGCGCTCCGCCCGTGCTTCCGTTCGCCGGATCGGTGAAGCGTGATCCGACGAGCCGGGAGCGCGGCCCTGGACCTGTTCGGCCACGCGCTCAGCCTGATAACGCTCAGCGACATAGCGACGCAGCTCGACGAGGGTCCGGTGTTTCGTTGGCTCGCCGCCATCCAATGGAATGAACAACGGAACATCGCGGCGATAGGTGACGTGCCCGTACAACTCCCCGCCAACGGTCAGCTCCCGACCGATCTCATGCCAGTTAGGCGCAGCGATACGAACCTGCATCCGCTTGCGCCCTACCCCACCAGCTCGAACGGTTCGTGAATCGGCACGTAGGGCGTTGGCTTGCCCGAGTCGTAGATAACGCTCCACCACTTCGCGGGGCGGTCGGGTGGCGTGTGCTTCTCGCAGATAAAGGCCGGTTCCACTGTCCACTCCGAGAGCAGAGGCTTCCAAATTCCACCGACGCAGGCCATTTGTAGCGTGCGAATCGGCCGCGCATACGCGGGGCGGCATTGGGCGCAGGGTGTGGACCGGGAGGGAGCGGGTTCCGCCATTTCGCGTCTGGACCAGCAGACAGAGCAGTCGCAGCTCTGGGCGTGCGGAAGGCGTTGATAGCTGGCCGGCTTCTGCATAGGTCATCCCCTCCCCGGGCTTTCCGTAGACGGCGCGGATCATGCGGAGCGCTCCTGTTCATTGGTGTTGGGCACAACTTTGGCGAAGGACGCTTCCAGGCGGATGACGATTTCGGCGTTTAGGGAGCGGCGTGCAGCCCAAGCGGACTGCTCGACCTGGGCGCGGAGTGCAGCAGGCATGCGCAGCTTGAATTGCGGGTCTGTGCGGCTCATGGGTTCACCCCCGGAAAACGCACCAGACGGGTGCTGCCCACCTTCACGCTCTCGACGGCGCCAGTTCTGACCCAGCCTGCGACCGTATCCACGGAAACACCGGCAAGGGCGGCGAACGCGGCTTGCGTATAGAAAGGAGGATTCATGCGGTCCACTCCTGTTCCAGCAGCCAGCTACGCAGTAGCGCACTGTTAATCATGCGGCGCTTGCCGAGCTTTACGGTGGGGAGTACGCCCCGGTAGACCCAGGCGCGGGCCATGGAGCACGTCAGGCCGTTGCGTTCCGCCCAGGCTTCGACGGTTTCCACGTCCTGCTGTGGGGCGATCAGCTTTGAAGGTTCTAGCTCTTCCAGTTCCAT